GACTATAAAGATAATGCAATGCACTATCAAATAGGACAAGCGGTTTATGGAAACCACATTATAACAAATATACTTGAGAAAGATCACGATTACCAAATATATATAGAAAAGAATAAAGAAGTGTTACTTTGGAAATCTTTTAATAAAAACATGGGAATAAGTATTGAGTATAATTTAGATTATGAATAATCCATACGCTTTAATAATACAACCAAAAGAAAACCGCTACAAAAACACTAAAAAAGTATCTGATAAAAACTTAATCCTAAACACGTCGATTAGTGACCATAGGTATGTAAGTAAAGAAGCAATAGTAAAAGCGCTTCCAGGTGCGTTTAAAACGCCTCTACAGGAGTCTGATGAAGTAATGGTGCATCATAATATATTTAGAAGGTACTACGATGTTAGAGGAATTGAAAAAAATAGTGGTAATTATTTCAAAGAAGATATGTACTTTTGTTATTTAGATCAAGTGTACATGTATAAAAGAAATGAAAACTGGATAGCAATGCCAGGTTACTGTTTTGTAAATCCCATACAATCAGAAGATAAATGGGAAAACAAAGAAGAACCTTTAAAAGGTATTGTGGTTTATACAGACGGCTCTGATTTTGTAAACGAAGGTGAGCTTGTTGGATTTACACCGTACTCTGAATTTGAATTTATAGTCGGTGATAAAAGATTGTATAGAATAAAATTAAATGATATTTCAATAAAGTATGAACACAAAGGAACAGAAAAACTCTATAATACGAGCTGGTTATAAAGCTGTAAAGGAGTTAATCAAAGTCGCTGAAGAAGAAATCATAGTAGAAGATGCAGCAGATGAATTAGCAGCAGATAGACTAAAGAATGCAGCAGCAACTAAAAAGTTAGCTATCTTTGATGCTTTTGAAATACTAAATAGGATTGAATCTGAAAAAGCAATGCTGGAAAACAAACCACAAGATAAACAAAAAGCTTTTAGTGGATTTGCAGAAAAAAGGTCTAAATAATGTCATATCAGCAAACATTATACAAAATCATTGAACCTATTAAGCGTACAACGATACATAGACTGAATAAAAAGAAATACTGGGAATACGGATATAACAAAGAACATGATGTAATTGTTATAAGTAAAACGGGTAAGATTGGTGATGTATACGAAATACAAAACCTTAAGATTGCTTTACCACTTGCAGAAGATGTGTATAGCAAGGATAACAAATGGGTTGCAACAGAATACCCTAAAGAGTTAAAAAACATAAGAACTATATTCGACTGGCAAACATACCCAGAAGAATTTAAAAAAGATTGGTATGGGTACATTGATAAAGAGTTTACTAGAAGAGAAGATGGGTATTGGTTCCGCAATAAAGGGATTGATACTTATATCACTGGCTCTCATTACAATTACCTGCAGTGGTCCAAGATTGATGTTGGGAAGCCAGACTTTCGAGAAGCAAACAGATTATTCTTCATATTCTGGGAGGCATGCAAGGCAGATCAAAGATGTTATGGAATATGCTACCTTAAGAACAGACGGTCTGGATTTAGCTTCATGTCAAGCAGCGAGACAGTTAATCAAGCTACACTCACTTCAGATGCTAGATTCGGAATCTTATCGAAGACTGGTAGCGATGCAAAGAAGATGTTTACCGACAAGGTCGTCCCAATTTCATCGCACTATCCATTCTTCTTCAAACCAATACAAGATGGAATGGACCGCCCCAAGACAGAGCTTGCCTACCGTGTCCCAGCATCCAAACTCACAAGGAAGTCCATCACCAGTACAACCGGCTCCGCAGGGAGGAAAGACCTCGACGGGCTCGATACAACGATAGACTGGAAAAACACAGGTGACAACTCTTATGATGGTGAAAAGTTAAGATTACTTGTTCACGATGAATCTGGTAAATGGGAAAGACCAGATAATATATTAAACAACTGGCGAGTAACTAAAACAACGCTGAGATTAGGAAGTAGAATAATTGGTAAGTGTATGATGGGATCTACTTCAAATGCCTTAGACAAAGGTGGTGATAACTTTAAAAAATTATACAATGACTCAGATGTTACAAAAAGAAACCGCAACGGACAGACTAGCAGCGGACTATATAGTTTGTTCATACCTATGGAGTGGAACTACGAGGGATTCATTGATTCTTTTGGATTACCTGTATTCGATACACCCGGAGCTGCTGTCGAAGGACCCCAAGGTGATAAAATCGATGTTGGGGTAATTGAACACTGGGAGAATGAAGCAGATGGATTAAGAAATGACCAAGACGGATTAAACGAATTTTATAGACAGTTTCCAAGAACAGAGGAACACGCGTTTAGAGATGAAACAAAAAATAGTATATTTAATTTACAAAAAATATACGAGCAAATAGATTACAATGATGGAACAGTAACATCTGGTGCTGTATCTAAAGGTAACTTCCAATGGGAAAATGGTATTAAAGATTCAAGAGTAATATTTACACCAGATCCAAAAGGAAGATTTAATATATCTTGGGTTCCTAGTTATAATCTTCAAAACCGCGTAATAGTAAAAAATGGGCGCAAGCATCCAGGTAACGAACATATAGGCGCATTTGGTTGTGACTCTTATGATATATCAGGGACAACAGATGGAAGAGGATCTAAAGGAGCACTACATGGGTTAACAGTATTTAGCATGGAAGAAGCACCTGTTAATTCATTCTTTTTAGAGTATATAGCTCGACCACAAACCGCTGAAATGTTTTTTGAAGATGTGCTTATGGCATTAGTGTTTTATGGAATGCCAATACTCGCGGAGAACAACAAACCAAGATTATTGTATTATTTAAAAAGAAGAGGTTACAGGGGTTACTCTATGAATCGTCCAGATAAAACAATAAGTAAATTATCAACAGCTGAAAAAGAAATAGGAGGTATACCTAATTCATCTGAAGATATGAAACAAATTCACGCTGCAGCAATTGAATCATATATAGATAAATATGTAGGATTACAGGAAAATGGAGATTACGGTAATATATATTTCAATGCAACGTTAAACGATTGGTCTAAATTTAACATAAATAATAGAACAAAACATGATGCCGCAATAAGTTCTGGTCTTGCTATAATGGCTTGTAACAGACATTTGTACCAACCAAAACAATTAAAGCAAACAAAAGTTTTAGATTTTGGATTAAAAAAATATAATAACAAAGGAAGTATTTCAAAAATAATAAAATAGATGAATATATTACCAAAGGGTGTATTCCCAAGCCAAGCAGTTTCAAATGCTGAGAAAGCAAGTGAAAAATATGGTTTAGAGATTGCAAGGGCAGTTGAATCAGAATGGTTTAAAAGAGATTCTGGTACAGCTAGGTACTACGCTAATAGAGACAATTTTCACCGTTTAAGATTATATGCTAGAGGTGAACAGTCAATACAGAAATATAAAGACGAATTATCTATTAATGGTGATTTATCATATTTAAACATAGATTGGAAACCTGTTCCTATTATACCTAAGTTTGTAGATATTGTAGTAAATGGTATTGCAGAAAGAACATATGACGTAAAAGCGTATTCACAAGATCCTGCTTCTGTAAAGAAAAGAACTGATCATATGCAATCTATAATAGATGATATGATTACTAAAAACTTTTCTGAATCAGTGCAAAAAGAATTTGGAATTAATTTATTTGAAAATGATAAAAATAAATTACCTGAAGACGAAGACGAGCTCCAATTGCACATGCAATTAGATTATAAAGATTCAATTGAAATTGCGGAAGAAGAGGCTATTAACAATGTATTCGATCATAATAAATATGAATTAATAAAGAAAAGATTAGATTATGATATAACTGTTATTGGTATGGGTGCTGTTAAAAACGAATATACAACATCAGAGGGAATAAATATAAAGTATGTAGATCCAGCTGATTTAGTTTATTCATACACAGAGTCGCCACACTTTGATGACATATATTATGTAGGTGAAATAAGAAAAGTTTCTGTAGTTGATTTAAAAAAGCAATATCCTGAATTAACAGATGAAGACATAAGAAGAGATGTAGAGGGGCAAGGAACAAATGCTAAACTATATAATAAATCTTATGCAGGTAATGACAGTGAGGATAATTCTCATGTATATGTACTGTATTTTGAATATAAAACATATAAAGATCAAGTACATAAAATAAAAGAAACTTCATCGGGGGCATCGAAGGCTATTAAAAAAGACGACGGCTTTAATCCTCCAAAAGATTCCAGAAGTAGATTTACTAAAGAGTCAAGAACAATAGAGGTGATTTATGAAGGTGCTAAGATAGTTGGTACTAATAAATTATTAAAATGGCAATTAGCTGAAAACATGACAAGACCAAAGTCAGATACAGTTAAAGCTCAGTTTAGTTATAATATTGTAGCACCAAGAATATATAAAGGTAGAGTTGAATCTCTTGTAAGCAGAATGACTACGTTTGCAGATATGATTCAATTAACACATTTAAAGTTACAACAGGTATTATCAAGAATGGTTCCTGATGGTGTTTACTTAGATGCAGACGGTATTGCTGAAATAGATTTAG